GATGTCGAACACGGCGCCGCGGGTGGACGTCCACCCCGCCGGGTCGAGGGACGTGATGCGCCAGTCGCCGAAGCGGTGGTCGAGCAGCGCCCCCAGGAGGGGGTGGGGCGAGTAGACGGTCTTGGCCGGCTCTCGGTGGGTGATCATGGTTCTCTCTTCTTGTTGTGCTGGTTTGCTATGCGTCGACTGCGGTCCGGGCCGTGTAGATGACCTCTCGGTCGCCCGGGCGTTCGGGGTTGGGCAGGATGTCTCGCAGGGTCCCCTTCTTCTGGCAGTGCATGAGGACCCGGGTGAGCGCCTCGGGGCCGTCGAACTTGTTCTGGAACTTAGTGACCAGGGCCGCGTACGACACCCGGTGGCCCGGCTGGGAGGCGACCCACTGCTCGACGTCGGACACCATGCGCGAGAACCCGTTGGAGTCGACCTGGTTGACCAGGGCCTCGGCGCACCTGGCCCACGTTCCGGCCAGGTCGATCGCCTTGACGACGTGGCGCAGCTCGATGGTGTCCTTCATCTCCGTCATGGCCAGCAGGGCCGCCACCCGCAGGGCGGAGAACGACAGCCGCTCGCAGGTGGGGAACAGGGCCACGGCGTTGAGCGGGTGGTTGGCGGCCAGGAACGTGACGTCGTAGGTGAAACACTTCCAGCGCTCCAGGGCGTCCTGCTCGCACTTGAGGGGCACGCGCAGGTCGTCGAAGGGCCCCGAAACGGGAACAGCGGCCTGGAAGCCCTTGTCCCAGTGCTTGACCACGGAGGTCAGGTGGTGGATGAGCATGTCGCGCACCTGGTCGACACGGGCGCGCTCACCCGTGCGCCACTCGACGTCGTTGGCGCCGGGGTCGAAGCCCTCACGGGAGTCTACGACGACCAGGCACCGGGGTACGAAGCCGGAGATGATGCGCTCCATGGTCAGGTAGCGTGCGGTGAGGTCGAAGATGCCGGTTCCGTAGAACGACATCTGGTGGTCGACACCGCCCTTGCGGGCCAGGCCCCCGGTCTTGCGCAGGATGGCGGGCACGCGCCCGTCGTAGATCTTGGTGAGCATGGGGATGAAGGAGGCCATGTAGGAGCCCTTGCGGGAGGCGGCGGCGAAAGTGTCCTGGACCTCGTCGACGCTGAGCAGCGTGGACAGGCGCGGCAGGTCGCCCAGCCACTCCTGGAGGGCTTCGGCGGTGGCGTCCTCGGGGGCCTCGTACCCGCTGCTGTCGACGCCGCACTCTTCGGCGACGTCGTTCAGGACGCCGCGGGCCAGGCGCAGGGCGGTGCTCTTGCGGGACTGCGTGGTGCGCCCCAGGACCAGCCAGTACAGGTTGAGGCCCATGTCGGTGAAGGTGAGGGGGAGCTTGGCGTAGCGCGACAGGAGCGCGGAGAGCATGGCCAGGCCCCCGGCCACGGAGAACTCCCAGGGGGCCTGCGGGGACTTGTGGCCGACCCAGGAGGTGAAGGCGTCGATGAACGTGTCGTTGATGGGCTGCTCCTCGGGGTGGAGGAACTGTACGCGCGTCCAGTACAGGCCGTTGGCGTCGGCGTCGAGCACGGACGGCAGGCGGTCGACGAGCGCTTCGGGTGAGGACTCGTCGCCGAACTGGTTGACGCCCTCCAGGGGGGTCAGGCCGAGGACGCGCAGGATGTCGGCGTCGTCGTCCATGATGAAGTCTTCGCCATCGTGGTACTGCCTCCACCTTGCGGCGTCGCGCTGCACCTGCACCCACAGGTCGATGTCGGGGCGGTTGTCGCGCCGGTACTTGTTGCAGGCGGCTTCGTGCAGGACGAGGTAGCAGGAGCGCGCGTCGAATCCGGCCTCCATGAGGATGCACTGGAGATGGTACATGCGGGCGGACCAGTCGTCGCCGATCTCGGGCCTGATCATGAACAGGTCGTTGGCGACGCTGTTGTTGACGAGGGCGAGGAGGCGGTAGATCTCGTTGGGGTCCTGCTCCTGGGGGACCTTGGAGTCGAGCTCCTCCTGGGACAGGGGCTCGGCCGGGGGGTAGTGGGCGGCGAACTCGGCGACGGTGACGGCCTCGCCTTCGCGCTGGATCTCGACCAGGTCGACACCGCCCGCCCCTCTTCTCCTGACGGTCTCCTCGGAGTACTGGGTGACGCGGAAGGGGGCGCCGTACTCGGGCTTCGTGTTGTAGGACCAGGGGACGCGCAGCATCTTGGCCAGGGGCCAGCCGCGGTCCATGCCGTCTGAGGCGTGGGCGTTGTACAGCCCGTGCGACAGATCCTCCATGTCGTTGTTGGACAGCGTCGAGGAGTCCAGGAACCGCCAGTACCCGTGCCAGTGACCGGGGGAGGTGCGCACGAACGTGGTGGGGAGGATGGCGAGCTTGGAGGGGTCCATGTCGTCGCCGTCGCAGTAGACGACGTCGCAGCGCAGCACATTGGCCTTGGTGGCGTGGCGGGGGTCGCTCAGGGAGGGCGGCTGGGTGAACGTCATGGGCTTGAAGTAGACGTCGCCCGCGCCATGAGCTTCGACGTAGCGCCCCATGGCAGCCTTCTCGTCGGGCCAGGAGAACCACTTGAAGACGGTGAGGCGCCCGAAGGGGTCCTTGGTGATGATGGGCACCCAGCCGGGCGTGTCGGGCAGCACCTCTTCGAAGAAGGCCATGTCTCTCTTCCTCTTCCTCTCTTGCGCGGGGACGACGCGGCCCCGGCGCCGTCAGTCTAGCGGCGCCGGGGCCCGGCCATCAGTCGAAGGTCTTGTCGGTGGCGCTCACCAGGTGCACCACGTGGACGGGGTCGGTGCCCTGAGCGTGGGCCCAGAAGGCGCTCTCGTCGTAGCGGCCGTCCCACCACTTCTCGTGGCCGCCCTCGGCGCGGCTGTCGTAGACGTCGAGGGTGTCGACGTCGTCGACGCGGTCGTAGCCGCTCTCGTAGCCTCGGACGACGACGATGGTGTCGCCGCCCTCCTTGTCGCGCATCTTCTCCAGCGCTGCGATCAGTTCGTCGATGGTCATCAGTTGCTCCTCATTCCAGCTCAACGGTCGTGTTCTGGGCCCAGGCCTCAACCCTCAGGCCGAAGCTCAGGACCTCCTGCTCCAGCCATCGGAGCAGGTCAGTGATGTCGGTGTGCTTCTTCGCCCGGAACAGCATCCCGAACACTCCTGCGGGTGTTGCGACCCGGACCCTACGTCGGCCCCCACTCGTCTTCACGGCACGCAGTCTGGTGGCCTCGGAGGCGGGGCTGTTCATGAGGTTCAGGGCATTGCAGAACCCGAGGATGTCCCCGAGGTCCTTGACGACGAACCAGAGGGATCCGTCCTCTTCCACCACCACTCGGACCGGCTCGTCCTCGTAGTGCAGTGTGATCAGTGCTGACTTGGTCATGTTGTCTCTCTTTCTCTTGATCGGGTTCCCTATGTGGGGTTGCCCAGCTTCTCGGCGTAGCGCTCGTTCCAGATGCGGTCGAGCAGGGGTCGGTCGGCTTCGGTGTAGGCGCAGACCTCACGGACCTGACCGGAGGGGGTCTCCTGGAAGTACACACCCGGGTCCTCGCCGTCGTGCTCGTCCCTGTAGGCCTCCTTGACGTACTTGCCGAAGGTAGGGGCGTAGCTCCTGATGTTCTTGCTCGACACCCCCTTCCCGCGCATGTAGTCCTGGATGTAGAGCGGTCGTGCCTTCGCCTCGATCTCGGGGTGCTCGCCGCGGGCCTGGGCGAGAATGATGCGAAGCTTGGCTTCCAGGTGGTCCGGGGAGACGGCCCCCTGGGCGAGCATGTGGATCTCGACGAGCTGACGGGCTCGGGTCAGAGCCTTGTCCTCAGCGTCCAGGGCGGACGCCTCGACAGCGCGGGGGTTGATGGCGACGCCCTCGTTGAAGTACTTGTCGAGGGCGTCGGCGGCCTCGCACTGGTAGACGCGCACGAGCTCGCGGGTGCGCTCGTTCTTGAGGCGGCCGGTGTCGATGGTGGCCAGCCACATGGTGAAGGTGCGTCGGTCGATGACGGTCATCTCGCGGGTCTTACCGTCTGC